ATGAAAAAAATACTCCTTCCGGCGCTTCTGCTGGCCACTTCGGGCGTAGCGTTGGCGGCGCCGCAGGTGATTACCGTAAGTCGTTTTGAAGTAGGAAAAGACAAGTGGGCGTTTAATCGGGAAGAGGTCATGTTGACCTGTCGGCCTGGCCAGGCGCTCTATGTGATCAACCCCAGTACGCTGGTGCAGTATCCCTTGAATGCCATTGCCGAACAGCAAGTAGCGGAGGGTAAAACGCGCGCTCAGCCTATTGCCGTCATTCAAATCGATAACCCGGCGAAGCCCGGTGAGAAAATGAGTCTGGCGCCGTTTATCGAACGTGCGCAAAAGCTTTGTGATCCATCCAATAGCTGACTGATTTTTAATAAAAAACCGTAAACCTTCACGAAAAGGCTTACGGTTTTTTTATCTCTGATAACAGACAAAACGCCAGGTTTTTTCAATCACCTTCGTCGCAAACTGGAAAACCTGGCGTCGTCATCTATTCTTAAAGGGCAAGGCGATTTAGCCTGCATTAATGCCAACTTTTAGCGCACGGCTCTCTCCCAAGAGCCATTTCCCTGGACCGAATACAGGAATCGTATTCGGTCTCTTTTTATTTAGATTATAAATCAATGGGTTATGTGTTTCCCCTCGAAATTCCTCGAAATTTCCTCGAATTTCTGTATTCCGGTCTTTTTGGTTATATCACATCCAAATCCAGTTTAACATTTCTTTTACAACAAAATCAGAGCATCACGTAAGCTTTATTATCGCGTTCATCGAGATAGAGTTTCGTGGTGTTCTCTGATGTGTGGCCCAGGAGTTTTTGGGCGAACACCTCGCCGTGCTCGTTTTTGTACAGCCGCCCGGCCAGACTTCGGATCTCGTGAAATGTCGGTGGATTATTGCTGAAGTTAACACCGGAGGCTTTTCTTGCTTTTACAAATGTCTTTGTCAATCCATCCGGATGAATATTCCCGGTCGGGCTATTTTTCCTGATTCCGGCACTGATCATGAAATCAGTGCGGCTTACAAGTCGGCAGCGATCGATTACCGTTCCCAGACGTAACCCCGTCGCCCGAAGTGTCAGGGAGAGGGGAATGGCTATTTTCATTCCGGTTTTAATCTGAGTGACGTATAAGCGGTTGTCAAAAACATCACTAAATTTCATATTTACGATATCCTCCCTACGTTGACCAGTAACGAGCGCTAAATCCATCGCGAGAGGGAACCATGCAGGCATATGCTCTGCTGCCGCTCGTGTGGCGTTATACGTTTCCAGTTGCAGGCGTTCCCTGGCCACCTTAATCTCTGGTATCCGGGTTGCTTCCACCGGGTTTTTCACAATATGCCCTTCGACAATAGCCTCTCTGAACATGTCAGATAGAACTGATCTCATTGCTCCCGCCATAGTGTTTTTTCCCTCGGTTATCCACGACTCAAGAAACTTGGCAATGTGCCGGGTTGTTACTTCTGCCAGTATTATTTCTCCCATTTTTTCGCGTACGGTCGCTAATTGATTACTGCGAATCTTGTAGGTATTAACCGACAGATTCCGGCGCTGTAATAAAACCTCATAGCGATCAATCCATGCGGACACAGTGAATGAGTCCGTTCCTTTTAGTTTTTCAATAAGCGCCACTGGCGTGTGGTTTTGCGCTATGAAGTTGTACCTGATCCACCGTCCGTTGTAATTTCCTGTCCTGTATCGCCAGCCGTTTCCTGCTGGTTGCTCTCTTTCGGCGTTTCTCCATCTCTTTCTGTTCTGGCTTCCGTTTTTTCGGTCTGGTTTGAGGGGGGCAGGAATAGCGCTGATACATCGAAAGTCCCGTCCGCGTTTCTGGTGACAGCCTCCGGCTCTGCTGCTGGTTGTTTTCCCTCCGGCACCACTTCTTCTTTTTCACCCTGATTTGAGGCGCTGTAATTGTTATGAACCCACCTCGGATCGTTCGGGTCGCTGATGTCTTCGACATATTCACCGCGCGCGGCTGCCAGTTGTTTACCAACATCAACCGGGTTTTTGGGTGGAATGTTTTTACGTGCTTCGTGCAGTTCTGCCCGTATTTTCTGGTAGCCTGCTTCTGTCTGGCTTACAGGTGGTTCATTCTCCAGCGGCTGTGGGTCCGGATGATGTTCAGTTGTGTCCTGTTCCACTGCTTCAGGCGTTGCTGGTTCATCTGCCAGTTCGCCTGTCGGTTGCTGTTTTTCTTCATCACACTGAAATCTCCCTGCCTCAATATCCCGCAGACATTTGCCCGCCTGACTAAGCCTTGCTGCATTTTCTTCATGGGTTGTTGGGGTGTTATCAGGCACATATTCGTACCAGTCCGGATCGCGAACGCCATGAACGGCAAGAAAGCTTTCGCACCACGTTCGGCGAAGATCAGGATTACCGGGCTGGAGAATTACACCAGATGTGGCGTTGCACTGAAACTGGATCTAGTGGCGAATCCAGGACAGCTTGAGCTAGAACGTCATGCTGCCCGATCCGCAGCGTGGCTTTTTGTGACTAAAGGGTGTCTGAAATATTCCGGCGACCTGGTACGTGTTACGCAGATCATCAACGGAGGGTAGAACGGCATCGGTGATCGGCGGGAGCGCTTTGAGAAAGCAAAATCGGTGCTGGTATGAATCTGTTATCTGCTCTTCTGAAAAGATACTGGTTGCAGCTGGTGTTTATTTTGCTGATGGCTGGTGCGTTTATCGCCGGTAATGTCTGGAGTGACAGGGGCTGGCAAAAAAAATGGGCAGATCGCGACAGCGCTGAATCCTCTCAGGAAGTCAACGCCCAGACCGCCGCCCGTATTATTGAACAGGGCCGCGTTATTGCCCGTGATGAGGCTGTGAAAGATGCACAAGCGCAAGCCGCTAAATCTGCTGCCACTGCTGCTGGCCTGTCTGCCACTGTTAGCCAGCTGCGTACCGAAGCAAAAAAACTTGCCACCCGCCTGGACGCCGCAAAGCACACCGCAAATCTTGCCGCTGCCGTCAGAAGCAAAACAACCAACGCCGACGCCAGAATGCTTGCCAACATGCTCGGAGATATTGCAGAAGCAGCTAAACATTATGCTGGAATCGCTGACGAGCGCTACCGGGCAGGAATGACGTGTGAACGAGTATATGATTCGGTGAGAGAGTCAAATAATTACAGGAGGCATTGAAACTCCCCCTGTAATATTGCTGTAAAAAAGTGACTACATATCATCAGATGGAACCAGATGAATAAGAACAGGTTTTTCACCAGATGAAACTGATAAGTACTCACTCAGTTTTGATATAGCTGAAATCTGTCTGAATAACCTGTCGGGGTGCTGGAATAACAACTTTCCGGAAATTCTTCTGCAATGGATTTTACTTTTAGTGACCATTCGCCTCCTTATCTGTAGAGGTGGGTAACGAATTTAAAAAGCATTCTGCTTACTTAGGGGGAACATCCTGATGACTGCCTGCAATATTGCAAATTCCATTTTCATTGTATGAACCACCTGAATCAAGGCACTCATCTTCCATCAGGAATTTCTGCGACCACATACCTGCATAAAAAACGATAATAATGGCTACGATAATAGTGATGATATTTTTCATTTATGTTCTCTGTGTGTTGTTATTGAAAATGATAATCAATATCGCAAAATGAAATAAATAATCATTAAGTGGTAGTTGTTGATAATTGTTCGCATTTTAAAAAGGTACTCCCGGCGGGGCGGCCTGCCACGGGGCGGCAGCGGCGCGGGATTTGGCGCATTTTTGATTTTTCATGCATCATCATCATGTTGTAACTCTCTGTTTTAATGTAATTTATTTTTAAAAGATGATGGTTTGTATGTTTTTTGTTCATTATATTTTGTTTTTCCGGGGGAGGGCGCGCTAAGAAACAGCCCCAGAGGTAAAAATGGACGGCGAACTGAAGAACCTCAAATGCAATATCAGTCAGCTTGCCGCTATTACAGGGTTACATCGACAGACGGTTGTCAGTCGCCTCTCGGGCGTTCCCCTGGCACTGGGAAGCAATGAAAAAAACAAGCTGTATCTCCTGACGGATGTGATCCGCGTACTGATGGAAACGCCCGTTTCCCAGGCTGCTGAACATCAGGACCCGAATAAAATGACTCCAAAAGAGCGTAAGAACTGGTTTGACTCCGAAAAGGGGCGTTAATACCACGGGCAATCATACTAACCAGTTCGGCGGTTATATCAATTCATACTGGGGAGATTCCAATCACACTTCATTTCAGCTAGGAGGTGGTGCGTGGACACAGGCCGCTGGCGACCATGCGCATACAGTTTATATCGGAGGACACGAGCACACCATGTATATCGGTCCACACGGACACGTCGTTATTGTGGACGCAGACGGTAATGCGGAAACCTTTGGTCTTATGGACGGCGGTGTGGATGCTGCTATTACGGCATATTTCGGGTCGCAATTACAGGAACGGGTACAGCAAAATATCATCCGTGAATACCTGGGGGAACAGCCCGTCGGCACCGCCTTTGTTATTGAAACGGGTAACAGTAAACATCCGTGGCTGGTTCCCGCCCCGACGATGCGCGTTCCGCTGATTATTGACGGCACCGACGCGGTTTATAATGCAACACGGGCTGCGTTACTGGCAATTTTTCAGCACAATAAAAGCGCCGGAGAAGACCGGAAAATTACATCTGTTGCATTACCTGCAATGGGGGCCGGATGTGGTCAGGTCCCCCCCGGACAGCGTCGCCCGGCAAATTGTACTGATATAGCCCCTCCTGATATTCCCTCCAGTCATATTGCTGTTTTTGACGCTGAAACCCAAACGTGGAGTCTGCAGGAGGATCACCGCGGCGAGACGGTTTACGACACAACAACCGGCAATCAGGTTTATATCTCCGATCTTGGTCCGCTACCTGAAAACGTCACATCAGTTTCACCAGGTGGTGGATACAAAAAATGGGATAGTAAGGCTCAGGTCTGGATGAATGATGAAGCTGCGGAGGCCGCAGCCAGACTTCGTGAAGCTGAAGGAACGAAAAACAGACTCCTGCAAATAGCGTCTGAAAAAATCGCGCCGTTACAGGATGCAGTGGATCTGGACGAAGCAACCAATAAAGAAAAAGCTTCTCTTCTGGCATGGAGAAAGTACCGGGTACAGGTAAACCGTGTTGATACTTTAAAGCCTGTCTGGCCGGAGAAACCAGCCAGTAGTTTATAATTTGTCAGGAAAGCTCAGGCCTTATTTATAGCAAATATGAAGAAGGCCTGTCTGTCATAACTGATATGGTTACTGGCTAGTATATTAAATTTATACTCAATAACCTCTACACATTTTAAACCAATCTTCAGGGAAGGGTATGCCAGCAGGCCAAAGATTACACCACTTTTGAGGCATTGGCTTAATTGTTTCTTCTTTTTTATGATCTTGAGAGTCTGCCGCTATTGTAAGAGCAGGATATAGTGAAGATGGTAATATTAAAACCATTGCTAAAAATACGCTCTTGACGTGTTTCATAATATGTTACCTGTTAAATTGTGGCACACTATCCTTACGGTTACAGCATCCTTTACTATAGATATTAAACGTTATTCATTACCATCAGGTGAGTAAATAAAAACCATTTATAAAATATTTAACTTAAATAAAAATGATAAGCGCTATTATATTTTCTTTCCAATGTAAATTAATTCATATGAGAGTGAGTTCATGTGCTATTCAAATCCTTACTGGCTCCCATCCACTGGGAGCGCAGGCCGGGCGCCTGATTAGGGCAGGAGTACCGCGACAGCAGGTAACGATTATTTATGATGCGGGGCTGTCGACGCTGTACAGAAAATTCCCAGTCTCTAAACTGGCTTAAATATGCGCACATGACAATACAACCAGAAAATCACCGGGCAGGGGATACCGCAACAGTGGGCTATGAAGCGAGAAATACTTTCGCTGCGGTACACCACAAGATACTCTGAGCTATTGCGTGTTAAGTAACTTGTTCAATCAATTCCGGGTGTTGGCTCTTCACACTCCATACAGCGCGAGACAGCGTGCCAGATAAATTCTTCTGCCGGCACGGCACAGAAGGAAATTATCTCTCCGGCTTACTTCCCTACAACATCATGAGATCCAGTGAGTTTGATGATGGAACGAGGATGTGATGGGGCATATATGGGACATAAAACGCCACTTGCTTTAAGGTAAACTTAGACGACTGATGTTTAAGCAAGCTCTAACAATCTGTTATTTAGTGCACTCCTGGACGAGCTTTATTGTTTATGAAAAATACATGACCATATGATGAGGATTATCCGCATCACACTTGTCCAGCGCCTCCACACCGTCAGCGGTGAATCAGTTAATCCAGCGTCCAATGGGTGAACGGGCGTAGCAGAGCGTTCTGGCAACGTGGCCGATACTGTCTCCCGGGTTGCAGCATCAACATGGCAGTCAGTCTGCGGGCATGGTTTTTGTCACGCGTTTTATGGATAGTTTTCTGCATCAGGCGTCGTTCGGTACGGGGAATTGGTGCTATGATCGGCATCGCTTAGTCCGGTTGGTGATTTGTGATTTTTGGCGATTGATCAAATCACACAATCCGGACTGAGTTCAATCAAAGTGATCTACTATTCGGCGCAGCTATTTATAACGCTTTGTTTTATTCATCCGGGAAAACCTCTGCAGAATGCCTGTATTGAGCGATATAACCGGACGGTGGGTTATGACTGGCTGGGGTAGTGCAACTGGTGCTACCTGATAATTTACATTCATCATTGCTACTAATGCTTAATAGTTTTTGGGTTAAAGCATCCGGGGAAACTGGTAATGATAAAGACTCTTTAGTCTCTAAAACTGCAGGGGTGCCGAGTAGAAAAACAATGCTTTCCAGGGGCTGGTACTCGAGGCTTATACGTTCCTGTAATCCTCTATTGTAGCCTTCAACATCTGTAGCTAATGTATTCTGCGGAACATGCTGATCATTTAAGACAAAGCATTGCAAAGAAGAATCATTCGCATGTATTGAGGTATGTTCATCTAAAAATGTAGCCTTGTCCTCTAAATTAACATCGCTTACACATGCATATGGAGCGATTGTGCTCGCCACCCTGTTAGTACTATTAATTGTAAACAT